AAATGAATATCCTGATTGGAAATTTTCAAAGAATCATGATCAAGTGTGTTTAGAGAAAATAAAAGAAATAGATGAAAGACTTCTAGACAGAAAGTTTATTGTCGATTGGAAAAGTAGCGGAAAATCTATTTCTGGTCTTGCTGAGTACCTTGGAAAACATAGGTCAACTATAAAATGTGCTTTGCTCTATCATGGAATAGAAACGGAACATTCTCAGATTTCAGAAAATGCTGAGATGTTGAAAAAAGATAAAAATCTTTTGGAAGAATTGTACAAAACAAAAACTACAGATGAGATTGCAAAAGATTATGATCTTACCCCAAAAACTATTCAAAACTGGCTTCGATTGCATGATATCGAAATTGATTACAGTAGAAGTCAATCTGCAATAGAAAGAGAATTTATAGACTGGCTTTCTAATGAATATCCAGATGTAAAAATCTCTATTAGAGATTCATCTATTATTGGATTGGAGCTTGATATATATCTACCAGAATATAAAATTGCTGTAGAATTTGACGGTTTATATTGGCATTCAGAGCTACCAACAAAGGCAAATAAAAATAAGCAATCAGTAAAACAAAAGTTATGTTTTAAGAATGGAATTAGATTATTAACTTTTATTGATATCAGTGAAACTTCTGTTGATTATAAAAAAGATATTATCAAATCAATAATAGCATCAAAAATCAATAAAACAAAAAGAATATATGCGAGAAAATGCAAACTAGTTGAAGTAAGTCATATTATTGCGGCAAACTTCTTTATTGAAAATCATATTTCTGGAAATAGGTCAGCATCTAGATATATTGGTCTTGAATATGAAGGAGAAATAGTTATGATAATGTCTTTCGGAAAACCATTTGCTAATAAAAATTATGATTGGGAAATCGTAAGAATGGCATCAAAGAAATTTACGACCATTATTGGGGGAGCATCTAAAATCTTTAAGCATTTTTTGGATACTTCTTCTGGTTCTATTATGAGTTATGCAAATCTTAGATATGGTTCCGGAAATGTATATAGTCAAATTGGATTTGAATATGTTCATAATACTGGTCCTGGATATGTATATACCGATATGAAAAATGTATTTTCTAGAAATAAGTTTCAGAAATCAGGAATACAAAAAATGTGTCCAGAATATGATTCATCAAAAACAGAATATGAAAATGCAGAAATTAATGGGTATAAAGTTTATTGGGATTGCGGACACTTGATGTTTCAATATATTCGATAATTTATTAGACAAAATAAAAGCCCCTTTAGGGGCTTTTTGATAAATGATACTGGTTAAAGTATCATTTTTATCAATTATAAAAGATTTGTAATCTTAATGCGACGGAAGAACGCATTACTATTGGCAACCAGAGCATCTGCACCAACGTTAACTTGACCAGTGTTGTCATCACGATAAGCATATGGGTGCGAAACGACCCCATAACGCTGACGGAACGCGATGCGCGGCTGGAAGGTGGCTGGATCAACAGCGCGGAATAGTTGTAGTGGCTGATATGGGCAGTAGAACATACCAGCTTGGTATGGGTTCTGACCCTTATGACCGATTACGGCATAGTGTTCGTTAGCACCACCGTTAGCAAGATAAGGATCAACGAATACCTTGAAGCGACCATTTAGGATACCAGCAAAAGTAGTTGAAGCCTCATCGATTACAGCAGTACCTTGGATAGCTGGGTTGTAATCTAGAACGCCTGCCATAGCTAGTGCAGAAGCAACATCGCTTGAACAGATGATAAAGTTACCACGACCTAGACGAGTTTGTTGAGCGATTACGTTAGCATCGCGCTCCATCTGGAACATTAGACCCTTGAACTTCTCAACTGACCAACGACCACCAGCATCTTGATCCATGTCAAAAGTACCTGGAGTGACAGTAGCCTTAGCGCCTGCCTTAGCTGAAACAGCAATGGTACGAATGATTTCGCGGTTGATTTCAGCAGTGATTTCGGTTGAAAGGATGTTGATTAGTTCCTGTTCAGCGTCAAGACCATGTAGAGCACGTAGGTCCTGAACTAGCTCAACTGAGTATTCTGCCTTTAGTGCGCGGGTCTTAGCTTCGACAGCCTTCTTTTCGATGGTTAGAGCCATTGAACCGAATGAGTTACCACCAACTGAACCTAGAGCTTCGCCAGTAGCAGTTGACATACCACCACCATAGGTGAAATCGGTAGTTGGGCTATTGACGGTATCGTTTAGGACTGAAGGATTAGTACCACGTTGGGTATCGTCCTTGCCTTGGGTGCCAGATTGGGTTGACTTGTCGCCAGAGAAGGTTGAATCAGCTTCGTTATATAGAGCTTCATTACCGCCTTGTGTACCATACTTAGCGCGCATAGCGAAGATTAGACCAGTAGGCTGAGTTAGTGGCTGAACACCGCAAACGTCATAAGCGATTAGCTGTGGCATGGTACGACGAACCAGTGAAATTAGAACTGGATCATACTTAGCGATACCGCCTGTATCTGAATAACCGCCAACTGAGTTAGTTGGGGAATCTTCAAATAGAGCCTGACGAGATTCCTGATTGGCCTTCTCTTGGTTTTCGAGTAGGACAGCAGTTACCTTACGGCGATAGCTATCGGTGATAGGAGCAGCGCCTTCAGCGTCTAGTACGCCTTGCCATTTTTCTTCTAGATTTACTTGCATAATTACCTCTTTAGTAATGTTAAAATGATTTTATATATCTATTTAGTATAATTGAATTTATCAATTATTTCTTATTTAGATAACGTAGATAAGCAGACATTCCATTATCTTTCTTTTCTTCTGGAACAATTACATGCTCCTCGATAATAGGTGCTGCTGGAACGAATGATTCCGCTAGTTTTTCCTTGCTACCATTACGTTCGGCCTTAGCTTCAAAAAATGCTTTCTTGACGATATCCATCTTTTTGCGGAATTGATCTTCGTTTTCGAAATCAAAATCTTCGGTTAGAACCTTGAAACGCTGGAAATCAAGTCCAGTGAAATCCTTTGCTGATTCTGCAATAATCTGTTCACGAGTTACGGAAGTTAGCTTTTGATTGAGTTCTTCTGCAATCATCTTAGATTCAGATAGTTCAGCTTCCAGAGCCTTCTTTTCTTCTTCTAGTTTTGCAAATAGATCAACCTTACTTTCTGGAACATCAATATAGTGTTCTTCAAAAAGAGTCTTCATTCCGTTAATAAATGATTCGGTCAATTCAGCTTTAATACCTGCTGCAACAGCAAGTTCATTCTTACGCATCCATTCCTCAGTCATATTTGTGAGGTATCCATTAATATCTTCACTTAGGCTTTCTTCGATCTTGCTGGTTTCTTCGACTAGCTTGACTTGGAAACTTTCTTCTAGAGCAGCCGCCTTAGCTGCATATTCTGCTTTTAGGGATTCCTCAATAGCTGAGACTTTTTCCTTAATAGCAGCTTCAAAAATAGTAGAAGCCTTTAGCTTGAAATCATCGGAAAACTCTTCACCAAAAAGAGATTCGATTGATTCATTAGCCTGTTGCTGCTTCTTTTGTTGGTCTTGTTCGTCATCGCCATTAGGAGATGTGTCTAGTTGTGGATTGATTGGATTATCGATCTTGACTGCTGGCTCTTGATCCTGCTCATCAGATTCTTCCTTTTCATTCTCTTTTTCATCTTCCTTCTTAGATTCCTTTTCCTTCTTAGCAGGCTTTTTCTTGGAATCTTTTTTGGCTTCTTCTAGAGCGACTTTTTGACGAACTGATTCGAGTAGATCGACATCTACATCTTCAACATTTTCCATTAGTGCTTCTAATTTGTTTTCAATTGACATGGGTATTATCCTTTAAAAAATTCTTATATATTTATTTAGTCGAAATCTTGTTTAAGAATAGTTGAAATTCTTTAATCATAGCTTCTTCTAATTGCATTGAATGAGCTTTTTTGATTCTAGCTTTTGCTTCAAATAGGTCTTTTTCTACGTAATGACCTTCAATCAATACCCACTCCTTTTCTTCCATTAGGTGATCGACAAAAGCTTCTGAAACAGAAGGATCAGTGACAACATCTGCACCACAAACCAGAGAGAAGTCATTACCTACAACTTTATGCTTTCCCTGTTGAGTTAGTGAACCAGCACCTCTAGAAGAAACACCAATTTTTACTCCATCTGCTAAAAGATTTTCTAATAGCTTTCCTAGTGGAGTTGATAGAACTTTTGCCTTACCATAGTAATAATTTCCGTCTTTATTCAATTCGGTAGTCATGATACATGCACGTTCTGGATCAATTGTAAGACGGCTGGGATGTAACATTTCGCCTAGAGAACGATTCTTATCAATATAATCTTCTTTATATTTTTTGACAGCAGAATCCATCACTTTTTGTGGGTAAATTCTGCCATTTCTATTAGGCTTATCAAACATCAAGAAAGGACCAGCGATATACATACGCTTAGTTCCTTCCACCGATTCTGTCAAGACCTGTGCTGTTTCTGCTAAGTCTGCGATTAGTTTCATTTTATTCTTCTTTTTTAAACTTCTGCACCAGTAGTATTTTGTTCTGGGCGGAACTTGGCTCGATATCCCTTTACCTTTAGGAGACGCATATAAATGGTTCCTTTTCCAGTAAAATTAACAACCAGATCAGATGTATTATTTTGAGTATCTGCACCAAATCCCATTTCAAATTGTTCGGTGTTTTCAAAGAAATTAACAATTACTTGATTATTTCTAGTAATGTTAGCTTCCGTTCCAACTTGAATTGCTGATTCGGTTGATCCTAAATTTACTGTTGGTGTAACGCCGGGAACAATTTCCTCATCTGATCTTAATAAGTCTGTTGATAGACCAACTGTAATAGATGCAGAGTCAGTAACGTCATTGACAACTTTAACAATTGCCTCAATATGATTTTGTTTGATAACTGTTTTTGTAATTGCCATGATTTTTATTTTATGTTGTTAAGAACACACCAACAGAAGTTGTTGACGCTAATCGTTTAACTACAATAGTTCCGGGTCCTTGAACCTGTAAAACTGGTGTAGTAGCATTTAGAGAACCAACTAGAGTATTAGCTGCTGGAGTTTTAACGTAAATTTGTGCTGTTGTAGCAAAAGGAATATTTCCTGATGCAACAAATAGACCAATAGTAACAACTGTTCCGGCAGAGATAATAGTATCTGTTGAGGTAACTTCAGTAGTTCCTGCTGCGATTAATGTACTTTGTGCCATATCTTTATCTTTTAACTTATTATATTTATATTTATGATAAAGTTATTTCTGATGATTTTAATTTTAAATTGCTTAAAATTGTTTGAATATCATCATAATAAACTTCACTCGACCAATTAAATTCTTTATTTACTATGTGACTCAAAATATCATCTTCCCACATACCAGAACAAATATAATAAACTTTATTATCTTCATCAGAAAATGAACTGATAAAACTACCAGGAAAATCTTCCTGAGCTAATTTCTGTTCATCTTCTGAAATAATTACGGTTGCATTGATATAATTCATTAATATGCTCCTGTTTTTAGATTTAAGTATCGTTCTGTATTTGTAATCTCATCGGATGTTGCCTGCTTGCCTGCGACGACTAGGCCATATAATCGACCGTTGAACCATAATGAAGTGCCTGCACGAGCGCCGATATAGAGTGGGTAGTTGCCGTAGTTGCCAGTGCCTTGAGAGGATGTTGATTTAGCTATCTGAACACCATTGATACGGATTGTGGATTCCGGACCAGAAATACTGCCGATTCCAGACATCACCGACGAGATTGGGGACGCAAGTCCAGACGCTGCTGCACCAACTTTTGTCGTACCGTAGCTAAACCAAACGATATTGTTGCTGCCGATACCACTCGGTGCATTCACTTGGAATGTGCCCGCGTTCGCGTCACCGTTCACACTAAGTTCAAACGGGACTGATGCAGCAGCATCACTCAACTTCCTCACCCCAGCACTTACAAACATCTTGTCGCCGTAGGTGAAGTCAATAGAGTTCGTTTGCAGCCACTGGTTCACGCCGTTAAAACTCAGGTAGGGCTTGAAGCCTACGGTGTCGTAGTCGGTGGCGGTGTTGACGCGCTGGTAGGCGGGTTGGTTCAGGGCATCGTTGGTGGAACGGATGTCTGGTGACCACACTTCCAAATTTGTTATAACTGCATCACTCGTGCGCCAAATAAGTCTTGCAGTTGATGCTCCTGCCGACGTCCATGTGTAGGACAGAGAATATTTCACCCAGTCACTCGTCAGAGTGTATCTTGTTTCCGCGGATGCTGCGGTGTCAGCCAAACGAATTTGGCCGGACCCGCGCATCCAAATATCAAACTTACCGCTACCGGACGGTACTGTAATGGACTGATCAAACCTTTCGCCATTAGTGGCGCTTGGAAAAATCAATCTCTGAGCGGTAAGCGTTCCATCAGGGGCTACAACTTTTTGGGCCTGTACCGAAACACCGAGAATTTTTTGCCACGCAGCATCACTAAAGTCTTCAGTCTTCGTCAGCAGGTTATATCTAGCCGATAGCACCGGGAAGTTCGCGCTGTTGCCGCTGCCGTTGAAGGCGTGGTTTCCGGGGAGTTCTCGGACGGAGATGTTGTCAACGTAAAACTCGGCCTGCGTATATCGTGCAAAGCCAATCTTCTGTATGCCGTCCAGTGCGACATAGCGCATCTTGCCTACCCCGACGCCGAGCTTTGGGACTCCAGCGGAATCAAATGACTTAGTAACACCAGCGGCATTAACGTAGAACCATTGTGCTGTATTTGCTGCTGTCAAACATTCATAGTCAAACTCAATCTGCACAGGCTTGGAAAACGATGTGAAAGTCTGCACCATCTCGTTATAAGCCGAGCTATTTGCGTGATAAGCCCTACCATTAACCCAAGTCCAATAGTTAGCAGTTGATTGCGACCAGCCTGTTAGGTTTGACGCAAATCCCCCATTCGTCACCAACTCCGGCCCCAGCACCAACCCTTTCGACTTATCCAGCATCAGCCCAACAGGCTGACCAACAGCCGTCACAGGCGTGGTGCCTGCTGCGTCTTGGAATAGAACAGGTTGGGATTGATACGTCGGGTAGTCTTGGGTTACGTTGGTAATCTTCTGGTACGGGGTTGCAGTACTGCCGACTTCTAGTTGAGCGCCCCAGATGTAGATGCCGGAGGTGCCGTCGCCTGTGTACGTTTCAGTACCATCAGCGTTAGAAACACCAATGCGCGGCGTCTGGCTGCCTGCAAAAGCTGAAGAAATCGTAGCGTTGCAGCGGTACCAACCGTTACTTAATGGCTGAATCGTCGGTGTTATTCCAACACCAGTTGCTCCAATAGAGCCTGTTGCCACATTAAACCAGACAGATCGCGCTATGTTGCCGCTGTCTGCGATACGCACATACACCCACGACCAGGAAGACGCTTTAGCGAAAACGGATAGCGTATATGCTGCCGAAGTCGTGGTTGCCGATTGGGTCACATAGTGTGATGCCGATTGTACGTCTTCAATTAAAGCATCAGCGGTCAATGTCCCATCCGGTGCAACCACGGCGTTTGCAGTAATCGAAGCATTTACCTTCGTCCAAGCCGCATTGTCAAACTGCTCCGTGTACGTCAGCAAATTCCTGCGCCAAGTCAGGTTGATGTCGCTCGGGTCGTACCAGACACCATTCGTGTTTGAGGTAAACAACTGAGTTGGTTTAAACCCAGCCGATCTAATTGGATCACTTCCTCTGCCTAGATTGATAATCGCGGAATATATAGGTGTCGTACAAAAATTATGGACAATTCCGGTAACTGGTAAATTTAGCATTTAATCTTCGACTATAATCGATAATGTTTTCTTAAAATTATCAATAGATTCAGACATAAATTTTTGCAATTTACTCTTGTCTATTTCTAATTTATTTATGCTTTCAATTAATTCTCTAGACACTAAAACTTTCGACCCATCTTCTAATAGGTAGATGTTTTTGCCTAAGACAGAATCAAAATGTTTGTAATCGGCAACATGTTCGGATAGGGTAAACTTATCAGTCTCAATAGACTCGCAGATAGAATCATACTGAGCCTGATGAATCTTTTCACCTCTCTGAAAAATTACATTAGCAAGTCTACTATATTCCATTTTTATTGCTTCTTAAAAAAAGTTTTAGCAGTTTCTACTTTTAGATTTTTAATCTTTTCTGCTGCTGTATTGTATAAAAATGTTTCAATTGACTTTTTAGCAGACTCATCGTTTTTATTTTTAGATGAATTGATAATATTTTTAACTAGAGTTTCTTTATCCATTACTTTTCTCCTTTTTCTTTACTATCATCCGAATTGTCACCTCCGCCAAACATTTCAGGATTTGCTGCTCTTTCTTCAGCAATCTGCATATCAATTCGTTCAATTTCTTCAGTTGTCTGTTTTAGCACATTCTTTCTGACATATTCCATAGAATAATACATACCAACATAAGGTTGCATCTGTTCTGCCATCTGAATCCGACCAGCTAGAATCTCATTCTCTTTTAACTCAGAGAAATAGTTATCTCTTAGGAAATCAAAGTTAATTTTTGACTTGACATAAGTCCAATCTTCAGGAGCAATAATTCCTTTCAGAATTAGCTGTGCTCTCAGTGCCTGATAGAAAATATCCGAGAATTTTCTACGAAGTCTAGCAATAAACTTTGAGAATTTGACTTCATCTCTGGAAATTTCTGTGCTTCGTCCTAGAGAGAAATTAGCATCTGGTCTAACTCTTGATAGTGGAAGATTTAATGAGGCATATAGCTTATTCAAGAAATAATTCACATTATCCATCTGAGACATGATAGATGAACCGGGTAGAGTTGTAATCTCAGTTGTTCTACCATTTGAGTTCATAACAAACACGCCAGCAGATAGAGCATAGTTGTGATATGAATGGAAATTCTCGTCTCCATCAACCGTTAAGGTTCCCACATCCATGCGATCTTCGCGGAAAACTACCTTTACGACTTTATGATTTTTTGCGTCTGCATTTTTGGCCTGATATTTTCTCCGTTGAGTAATTCCATCAAAATTTCGGCAAATGTAATCAGAAATTGTTTGATACCCATTGTGACGAAGAATGCTTCTAAACGATTCTAGTTTAACTTCTGGATACTTTGTGTTTACAATTTCAATAATTTTTTTATTGGTTATGTTTCCGACAAAATTTTCACTAATTAGATTGGTTATTTCCGTTAAATTATAACTAGAAATTCTAGTTTGGTGACGAATTTTATTTTTTTCGGCAATAGGAGCAACCCATTTAGCATAATAATCGGATTCACTTAGAGTTTCCTTATCATTCAAACGAGCCTCATGAGCATATTTTGGACTTAAATTTTCTGAATGAACCCATTTAGCCCGATAAGCATCTTCACTTAGAGTTTCCTTATCTTTCAGACGCATTGCTTCAATAATTGCTCTTCCCTTTTCTAGATTTGCAATATTTGCATCAGACTTATTGTTCTCAATGATTTCTTGAATTCTCTGTTGTCCCTTTTCTGTTTGGAAAAATGCTTTGCCGGATTCAGAAAGATTTTTCTTCCATTCTTCAATCTTTTCTGGTGATGCTGTATACCAATTATTTTTACCAACGGTAGTATGCAAATCAAGATGATCTTGTTTCGTCATAATCCGTAGGTTTTCTGGGTTATTGTTGAATCTATTGAAATCTACATGATGAATCACATTTCCATTTTCAATTGAATTAAAATATTCTGCAACCATTTTATGGGTTGTTTTCCAGTTATTTGTCTTATTATCAAGAACATATTCATAGTCTTTATTTCCATACATCACACGCTTTTCCGTGTAAATTGGCATTAAAGACGTGCCAGATGCTAGATGTTGCGCCTGAACCTTTTCGCCATTTCTGGTAATAAATTTATGATCTGGCGTACATGTAATAACCTCTCCGTTATCCAGATGTACATCAACAACTTGAGCATTTTTCATGGTTGTTCCTGCCCATGTAATTAGACCGGGAACAACAGTACCATCATCCGATACAGAATAAGTCCAGTTTTTCTTTCCTTCTTGGTATTCTTTGCTCAGATCAGCAATTGAAACATCGCGCCCATCCAATAGCTTAACTTTGGTATCAAGAGAAAAACACCTTCTTGGCATCCAAAAATCTTCCATAATAGAATTATGAACTCTATCATCAGCAAGTTCGCCTGTACTACTATTATAAACAACCTTGTTCTTATATCGAGTCATCACATCCCTGACATACTGTTCGGCCTTTTGCTTTGGCATATCAGCAACATCAATATAAAAAACTCGTCTTTCTGGTGCCCTTGCTAATGTATAAATCAGAACAGCATCTTCAATATACCTAAGCATATTAGCTGGTTTGATTGTCTTGGTCAGATGTGATGTAGTATTTCCATATTCATCTGTCATTCCAGATGATGCATAGATAATAACATCTGGAGAAATCTGAATTCCGTTGTTTGAATTAGAAATCCCAGCATCATTAAAGATAAAATACTCTCTAACATCGGTGACAATATCAACACCGGATAAAGATTTTTCTTTTTGAACTTCTCGTACCTTTTTAATTTTTCTAGGATCAATAAATTTAATATCGATAATACCGGCAGCTAAATTCGTCTCATCAACAACCAGTTGACCATATAGGCGACCGTCAACATACCATTGACGGAAAATATCATGCCCATCTGTATTGAACTTCATCAGTGCGATGATATTCTCAAATTCAGCAACAATAGCTTCTCTAATTTGTGGTGGGAGTTCGGAATCTTCAGCAACAATGTTGATCGAAACTGGAAGTTTTTCTTCTTCTACTACAATAGCTTCGGTGACAATTTCTTCGATTGCAGAGTCAATTTCTGCAATCTGAGCCATTGAACGATACTTATTAATAAGATCATATTCATTTGATAATCTTTTATTGATATCAAATGCATAGCCATAATAGGCAGCACCAGAGCCTACTACCTGTTCAATTGCCCCATCGTTAATATTGGGCGAAGCAATAGAAGGTAGTTCTTGCTGTTTACGAATCTCAAAACCAAAAATTTGAAAGGCCATATTGTATATCTTAAAAAAATTAAAAAGGGGTACTAATGTTATTTAGTACCCTCTATTCTTAATTAGATTTAATTAAAAATTAAGACCTAGTTGCGGCATCCATATTAACCGCATCATCATGGAACCAGTCGTAGACGAATGTGCATTGGAACATTTCAACCTGAGCATTATTTTCCCAATCTAGTTCGATTGGAGAAATATCAATTGGAAATGCATGAACCATCTGAATAACCTTTTTGCTATCGCCATTTCTGTCTAGCTGTTCGACAAAAAGATCACTCTGATAAATTGCTGGTTGAATAATACCAGAGTTATCATTGATGTTATTAAATGCATGTGACCATTGAACTAGAGCATCGCGGATATTAAAATCTTCATTATAAATGGTAACAGTCCAAGGTTGGAATTGACGTTCCCCCGCTACGTTGAATGCGCGACCCTGATAATAGACTGGAATTGGAGCAACGGTTGAACCGGGTAGAGAAGCTGCGCGGCATGAAAATTCAATCCTATTCTGAGCAGCACTCCTAGAAGCAACGAAGTTTGGTAAGTTAATAAAACAACGGAATTGGTTTGGTCGAATTAAACCACTTCCGATGTTTGACCTAAATTTTTGCATATTTGCTACTGAAGACATATATTTCCTCTTTTTAAATTATTTTTAAAATCTTTTTTGAGTTGGGGATTTCTCCCCAAACTCATTATCAGACTTCTAGTTCGGTAAATGATGCGCCAGTACGAGTGGCGATAAACGATAGCTGAATTGTTCTAATTGAGCGTGAAGGCTTAATGAAGATATTAGCCCTTAGTTCATTTGAATCAATTACTTCTGGTGTATTTACTTGAGTTGATACATCGACCAAGAAGTCTACGATGCCCTGACGACCCTGAATATCACGGAGATATGGAACAATCATGCTAGAGAATAGCTGACGAGTTAGATCGGTATTCAGTTCAAATTGGAAGAACTTAGAAGCAACAGCAATTGCCTTTTCAATAGTGATGAACAGACGACGGACGTTGATTGCATCAAAAGCTGATGGTCTAGCAGACATAGTTTTGTCGCCATATAGAACCACACCTTGACCGGGGAAGGAAACTACTGGATTGACGCCAATCTTGAATAGATCGTCGCGCTGTGCCTTATTTGGGTTAACTGCAAGCTTAACGACATTCTTAATCTGCCCACGGTTTAGACCTGCTGGAGAGAACCAAGGATCAGCTAGATAGTCTGTACGAGCGCATAGACCAGCAATATCAGCATTCAGAGGAATCCAACGGAAAACATCGTTATACTTATCGTATTGATACTTATAACCAGAATCCATTACAGCATAAGTAGAAGATACGTTTAGAGTAGTATTTCTATATGTCTTGATTGCATCGATAGAAGCTGATGTATCACCGATAATAGGAGCATTATTTGTATCAGATGGAGATACGAATGCTACGCAATCTTGACGATATTCGGCAATATTCTGAATAATGTACTTAGCAGTTGAAGCAGCAGCACCGCCAGCAAATACCAGAGAAATATCGGTAGTCTCCGTGTTATTGAATAGTGAATATGCAGCCTGTAGGTTTGCTTCTACGACTGTAAAGTCATCTACACCACCAATTAGAGTTTTGGTAACAGGAGTCTTTAGGTTCTTATATGCGCTTGAATTTGTCGCAGTTCCAAAATCAGCACCAGTAGCACCTAGATTAGTTGGAGCAGAAGCCCACCAGACATACTTAGATTGATTAAGAACGGTCTTATAGTAACCAGTGTTACCGTCATACTTTAGACCATTAGATGCCTTGGAGACGTTTTCAAACTTTTCTAGAATTGTGTTGACAGTACCAGAGAATTTACCTAGAGCATCAACAACAATAATATGCAGACCGTCACCAGAAGCACCAGAAGCAACCGCTTGATTTGAATCATATGGTGCAGAATTAAACTGAGAAGCATATTCCCATGTTGCTTTACCAGTAGCGCCAGTGATTGCAGTCGTTGATACTGAAGCGGTAATTGTAGCGACAGTTGCAGATGTAACAGTTGCTACAGTGGCTGTATAGGTATTCTGACCGGATGTTAGAGTAAGGATATCTCCTACTGTCAGTTCGGTGTCGAATGAGGTTCCAGTTCCAGCTAGAGTGGTTCCGCCAGCAGTGATACCAATTGTTCCGGTTAGGGTTCTAGGACCGAAGGTAGCAGCATCTGCCATAGAAACCTTGATTGAGTTTCCTAGTGCCCCTGGGAACTTAGCAATAAATGGCCCAACTGCCGATAGTGAAGCAGTTTTTGATTCATAATCATCTAGGTTTTTGACCAGAATTGCAGTTCCAGTAGAAACAGCATTCTTCATTCCAGCAGTTTCTGCTCGGACTAGTTTTAGGTTATTAGCATAACTTAGGAAGTTAGATGCTGAAAAGAATGATGTATAGTTAGTGTCTGTTGGCTTACCGAAATTGGTAACTAGATCGTTTTCGTTAGTAACTTGAGTGACTTGAGAGACAGGTCCCCACGCAAAAATACCAGCAAATGCGCCAGTAGATGTTGCCACGGCTGGTACTGTAGTAGTCAAATCAATTTCTTTTACGACTACGGCTGGAGATAGTGAGCTTGATGCCATATTCATTTCCTTATTATGGTTAAAAAATACTTGTATGATGTATTTAGCTTTTTTGAATTTTGGTAAATACTTAAACGCATTACTGTTTTTAAAATATGATACAACAAAAAAAGAATAAAGGATATCTTGGTAATCCTAAACTAAAACAAATTGGCGAATCGATCCAATATTCTCAACATGAGATAGACGAGTATGCTAGATGCTCAATTGACCCAATTTACTTCTTAAAAAAATATGGGAAGATTGTTTCTCTCGATGATGGAATAATTAACTTTAACCTGTTCCCGTATCAAGAGAAGATGATTGAATCATTCAACGCATCACGATTTACCTGTGCAAAGCTATTCAGACAAAGCGGAAAGTCAACGACCGTTGCTGGATATATGGCATGGTATGCTCTGTTTAATTCAAATAAAAATGCTGTTATTCTAGCCAATAAACTAGCAACAGCAAAAGAAATATTTTCTAGAGTTCAGTTTATAATTGAATCATGTCCTAAGTGGCTACAACAAGGAATCAAAGAATGGAATAAAACATCATTTGAATTGGAAAATGGTTCAAAGGTTTCTTGTGCAGCAACATCTGCATCAGCCGTTCGTGGTCAGAGTATTTCGCTTCTGGCACTTGACGAGTATGCTTTCCTTTCTCCGGCATTAGCAGATGAATTTAGTGCTTCAGTATTCCCAACCATTTCTTCTGCCGAATCTTCTAAAATGATAATCGTGAGCACACCAAATGGTTTAAATCACTTTTATAAGTTATGGACAGAAGCAGAACAGGGAATCAATAAATTTGTCCCAATAACGACACATTGGTCAGATCATCCAAAGAGAAATCAACAATGGGCAGATGAACAAAAAGTAATATTGGGTAACGTAAAATTCGCACAAGAAATTGAGTGTGTTTTTCATGGTAGCGCATCTTCGCTAATTGATGCTGCAAAGGTTGCTACATTACCAATTAAACAAGGAAATACTATATTTCCAAATTACATTGAATACGAATCTCCTAAAAAGGATAAAAATAATAAACCAACAGGGAACTATGTGATTACTGTTGACACATCTAGAGGGTCTGATCTAGACTATTCGGCCTTCTTAGTTATCGATATCAACCAGATGCCATATAAAGTTGTTGCAAAATATGCGAATAACTCTATTTCTCCGTTAATGTATCCGGAAATTATATTTAAAGTAGGAACCAGATATAATAACGCATTCGTCTTAATTGAAACAAATGACCTAGGACAACAGGTAGCAGACATTCTATTCTATGATCTAGAATACGAAAATGTCTATATGTCACATAAAGAAAAAATTAAAGAAGGCGGTGGAGATAAAAAGACTCCGGGAATTCGAACTACTAAGAGAACTAAAGCAATTGGATGCTCTCAATTAAAGACTTTGATTGAATCCGATCACTTAGAAGTAAATGATATAGATACCATCTCAGAATTATCGACATTCATCCGAAAAGGGACTTCGTATGCTGCCGATGATGGGAAACACGATGACTTGACAATGTGTCTCGTGTTATTCGCGTTCCTAACTCAAGAAGCAGTATTCAAAGAATTATTTGATTTTTCTCTTAGACAAGAATTTGTAAAAAAACAAATCCAAGAGTTTGATGATTACATCACGCCAATTGGATTTGTTGATAGGGGAGATGGTATTGTAGTCGAATCTTCTTTTAACTATCCAACATACGGTGGATGGATAGAAAATAAAACAGATGAATTTATCTGGTAATGATTACTGCCAAGTGAGAACAGGCAATTCTAATTCTATTTGTTCAATCGTTGGCATATCGCGTTTTCCGGATTCAACATCGGCTAGAATTTGATATAGTTTATCCCATGTTGAATCTCTTAGAGTTACGCCTAATTGTCCTTCGGTTTTAAACTTTTGGATAGAGCTAGATGCATATGTGCATAAACTTAGAATAGAATCATAGTTTTTTTGTTTGGCAAAATTGTCTAGATTTGATTGAACTTTATTAACTACTTCAGTCATAAAGTTTTTATTAAACTCTTGAGTATTTTTTAGAATAGTTGCATCATCTAGTTGAACAATATTCCAACGCTGTTCCCAGACATTTTTATTAGTAAATTCTGGTGTTGTTTCTACTACAGTTTGACTTATTTTATTGATTGTAGGTTGTGGGGTTGGAAATACGTATGCATAAGTATCTGGTGCAGAAAATGGAACAGCAAAACTTGTATTAGGATATTCCTGTCTAATTTCAGACTCTGTTACTGGATATTTTTTATCTTTTAATCTAATGTATGACATTTGAGTTTCCTTTAAGCGATTGCTAGACCAATATATATTCCGGCAGATACATTTATGTTGGTAGCTGCTACTTGATTGACAATAAATCCTGTTGTATCTGGGTCAATGGAATCGGCAGTTGTAACTTCTACCGCTGTTGTATTCAGTGATATATGAGGATCAGTACCACTAACTATTCCTCTAGCAGAATCCCAAAAATACCAATCTCCCGATGCATCTGCTCTTTTAATTAGAATAAATCTAGCTCCAGTAGTAAATCCGCAATCGATTGTCTGTGATGTTCCATTCCCAGTATAGCTGAATACTTTACTAATACCGGGAACAGATGCAAATAAATATGCAAAAAATTCTGTGCCTGATTTATTTGTTTGGGCATCAGTTCCCACTCTAAAATTGGTAGCAGTTGGTTCCGTATTATCCCAATAACCACTTGATGTAACTGCCGCTGCCCCAGTAACCAGTTTAAAAACTTTTGTTGCTGTAGTTGGTTCAGTATATACTACCCATTGAGTTGTATTTGAACCTTTAACAATTATTAACTGTGGTTTTGCTGCTAATGTATGCGGAACATATTTGGCAATTCCTGTGCCAGAATATCTAACAGTATCAAAAAATCCAACCGATCTTTTGAATGCCTGCATTACATGCGAGTTACCAGAAGAGTTACTAGTTGAGCTTGTTGCACTAAAAACTATTCTATTGCTTCTATCAAATTCAATAACACTTGTTAAGGAATCTGAGCCATCAGATGATGTTTTTCTATACCCTAAATTAAATCTGTCATCTATATTTGAGCTAAAACCGCTAACATTTCGAACCGATGTTATAACGGTGTCTGGCGTAAAATTAATTATTTGTCTATTTGGTGCCGATGCTCCTGTATAAGTCAACGGCATATAAACGTCATTTGCTGAAACAGGAGGTTTATTTGATTTTCTTATAGCAACATAGATGTATGTATCTGTTGCGAAATCAGCGCCAGTGCTGACAAATCCATCAGGTGTTATATAACATGCAGTTTTAGGTGTTTCGTTAGTTTGATTATTTGGCGATAATGTAGTAGCAGTAGAATCTACAACCTGCAATAATCCTCTCATGCTATCAATAACATACCAATCTTTACCAATTCCTGTTGTATTTTTAATTAAAAGCCATTGTGGTTCCCAACCTAAACTAATTGTTGTCGATCCAGTATATGAACCACATTTAATAATCCCATCGGAATTTGAATTGTTTCCAAATACATAGGCAATATAGTTGACACCGCTGGTATTCACCGATCCAAAGCTGCCGACATAAAAATTAGATGATGTCGGATTAGTACCATTCCATGTTGTTAAATTAGTTGATGGTTTATCAGTTTGGTTTAAGAATAGTCTTTGTGAAGATCCAAGTGATGAATGATATACTACCCAATCCGAGTTAGCATTCAATGCTTTAACGATAATAAAACCAGGCACAGAGTTTAAATTATGCGGAATTGCCTGTGATGTGCCATTTCCGGTATATGTTACAATATCAAAAAAATCTGTTTTCTTTCTAAATGTCCATGCAACATATTCACCAAACAATGAATTAGCTAATGTTGATTTTAAATCAAATCCCGTATTCGTAAAATCTAATATATTAGACGCTGCAACTGTTTGTTGATCTAAAGCAGAAGTTTTAAGATACTTTGTAACATTCCCCGGAGTATTAGTGATGTTGTCTATAACGTAACTTGTTCCATCACCTCTATTAACAAACCATAATAAAGAATTATTGTTTAGGGTATTGATATTTGTTGATATTGATAAATTACTGCCAATACCAGTATATGTATATGTACTAAAAACATCATCAACATAGTTGGTCGTATCAGCTACACCGTCAGATGAAAACATAAAATAAAATCCTTATAGATAATTCTGCCCAATAACACGACCATACCAATTTGTTCCATCTGATGTGAATGAGAACATATCAGCTTTATTAGCAGTGCTTGTTATTTTTGGGGTTGATGATGAAGGCCATTTGACAGAAGAAGGCCATGTAACAGAACGACCACCCGTAGAATCTTGTTTTTGAACTATTGTAAATGACCTACCTGCTATAGCAGTTGGAAATGTATATGTACAGCTACCTGTCAATGTTAAGAATTGAAGAGTTCCCTGTGATAAGTCAATCGTATAAGTTGGTCCAGTATTTGCTGTTACATTTTCTTCAATATATCCATCGGTAAATGTTGCATTACTAATGGTCTTATTGCTTAATGTTTGTGTATCAGATGTTCCAACGACATCTCCACTAGGAATTGCTTTTGTTGAAGTCTGTGATACTTTACCAGTCGCATCGGTGATTACAAAAGAAGATGCAGTAATACCATTGATAGTATTTGTTGCTAGACCAATAGTTTTATTTGTTATGGTTTCAGTGCCTGATGGGGACACATAATCAGTTCCAGCTACAGCATTGACCAATGCACCGCCTGAATTAGCCTTTTGGATGGCTGTGCCTGTCGGTGGAGCTAGATAGTCTGTACCAGCAGTGGCAGCAGCAAATGCACTCGTTCCAGATGCCTTCACAATGCCTGTTAGTGTAGTTACACCAGTACCTCCCCTTGAAACAGAGAGAGTCCCTGTTGTACTGGTTAACGGGATATTGGTAAGACTACTTCCGTCACCAACAAAATTAGTGGATGTAAGTGTGCCAGTAGAAGGGTTGTATGTTAATTTGGTCGAAGAAACTTTTACTGGTGTATTTCCGGAAGTTGCGGTAGAAAAAACCGGATAGTATGTTGTATTAGTTGAAATGTCATCTGTTGTGGCAATATTTGAACTGTTATCAACAGTAACCCCATTAAGAGTTAATGCTCCACTTGCTCTATCTAAAGATACAGATGTAGTACCGATGTTAATAGTATCATTTGTCTTCAGAGAAGATACCCAATCAGTTGCATTTCTCCATTCAATTCTACCGATTGTTGTATTGTAACGGAAAAATCCTTCTTGTGGACTTGCATCTCTTTGAGCAGTAGTTCCCTTAGTAATTACAGTAGATGCAGTATTACTATTGTCAGAATAAATGCCGATTCTATATCTAAACCCAAGACCGTCTGTACTCAATTTACTTGGGGTGATATTTGAATCCAAAACCCTAGTAGTAGTTACCCAGTTATCAGCCTCAATTGCGACGATAGCATCCTGAAGGGAATGCATATTGCCATCAATTTCGATATTTGATAATGGAGAATTTTTAACTTCTGTTGTAGTTGGCTTGGTAGTAACAGATTGTCTAAATTTTAATGGTGCTGGCATTTTTATTCCGCGATTATTTTGTTATGAATGGCAATTAAAATTTCTTCCATTCTATTTACTTTTAATCTAACTTCTTCGAAATCTTTTTCTAAATTATTCAACCGATTTATTTGCTCTATAGTTTGAAGTTTTTTACGACGATGTTCTTGTAGAGCAAACAAATCAGTATTTTGAATAGCTTTAGAAACCGGGTCACGAACTAGACCCGGTTCATCTTTAATATCAATCATCTACAGCAATAACTCTTAGGTTTTTGATTTCTGGTACATAAACTGGATTGCTACTTAGCATTACGATTTTGATCGTATATACATCAAATAAATCTTTATTTGCTGTTGCATATGTATTTCCAGAAACTACATTAGGTGTTTTATATTTATAAGACACGAAGTTTGAATCATTAATTGTACTTGAAGATTCAATTACCATTTCTTGATATAAATTATCATCAAATACTGGATCGCCAACTACACCAACTCTATAATAGACTTTGATGTCTGTTCCTGTTGGCTTCTTGGCAATCAAGAATGCCTTTAGATCGGATGCCTCAAACCCCTTAGCTAGAGTTGCTTTGCGAGTGATATATCTAGCAAGCGATGCTCCACCTACAGCTTGTGTTTCATTGGTATAATCGTTATTAACAATATTTCTAACCAATACATTAGACAGTCTATTTTTATCAACAATAGGGGTAATATCCTTATCAAATGTTGATAGTACTGTTCTAAACTGCAAATCAGAACCAGTTGATGATAGAGTTGTTCTAGCATCTAATGGATAATTAGTGCCGATCTGATATGCATTCCAAGAGCCACCAATTGGCTTGAAATAATAATCAATATTAGTTAGACCGAAATCAACAACTTCACCCATTGTATAGAACAGATCATAATCAACGGTAGTATTTCCAACCAATGCTGAACTATCTGTATTGTAATCAACTGTATATTGGGTATTAACAGGGAATACACACTTATGAATTTTGAACTTAATATCTTCCTCTTGCTCTGCTGTCCAAGTTGACGCATTCTGTGACTTGAACATTGACCCCAGAGTTGGTTGACGAGTAATTCTTTCTTCTGGACTAATTAGATCAAATTCGCCAAGTCTAGATGTAAAGATTTCATATTCATCAGTATCTGCCATAACAACAAAACTATATTCACCGGGAGCTAGGTGGATAATGTTTGAGAATTCAAATGTTGTTTCAACACTACCATTTGTTGATGTGTTAACGGAAATCGGGTCCAAGATAGATACACCAAATGGCATAATCGTATTGGATGAAGGATAACCATTAACTGTTGGTCTAATTTGAACTTGGACAGGAATCAAATCCGATTTAGTCTTAAAGTATAGATCAACCTTCTTGATGAAAACTCCATTTGGATATTGATTTGCATCAATATAGAATGTTTGTGCAACAGGGTCAACCTTTGGAATTACCTTTAGAACAGGCTTAATAATAACATTCTTAGTAACAGTTAGGGTTCTTAATCCAACTGGAACAGATGTATTGGTTGTTGTCCAAGTAGCAGTGACATCTGCGGAATATTGAGACTTTCTAGATGCAGACGTAATCCTTAATTCGGCATGTGCTGGTTTTCCAGATGCTCTATATAGGTTGTTTCCTGGATTTAGGATTGTAGCAGAAACTTCTGCATTAGAAGTCGTAACTGAACTTAATAGATATGTAACAGATGCTGGAATCGAAGAATTACCATGCCAATCTGTAGTCAGTGTTAAAGCTAGTTCACT